TCAGGTGTCCGAGCAATTACCGATGAACCTGCTAAGAGCGGCGGTGTGGAACTAACAAACGCGGCTGAGAGATTTGAAGCTATCTACCCCAGACACCGAGCAAGTGATACCGTGACGTTCTTAATGGGATTGAGAAAGCGACTACGATTCTCTAACGCTGCTAAGGAGATGGGGAAATTGCACAATGCAAGATTGTATGGGAGGTATTTACTTGGTGAATTCCTCAAGAAGATTCCATTGAAGCGTGAGCTAGATCATGAGATGATGCAGGAGGCTAAGAGGGAATTTGAGGAAAAGAAGACGAGTAAAAGTGCAGCAGTCATAGAGAACCACGCCGGCCGTTCTTGTAGGGATTGGCTCGCAGATGTTGCACAGATATTCTCAAAAAGCCAATTGTGCACCAAGTATGACAACAGGTTTCGTGATGCAAAAGCCGCCCAAACAATAGTTTGCTTCCAACATGCAGTTCTCTGCAGGTTTGCCCCATATATGCGGTATATAGAGAAGAAATTGCATCAAGCATTACCAGACCGGTTCTACATTCACTCAGGCAAGGGCCTTGAGGAGTTGGATGCGTGGGTCAAGTCGGGGTGTTTCGAAGGTGTTTGCACTGAGTCGGACTACGAGGCGTTTGATGCATCGCAGGATCAATATATTATGGCTTTTGAGCTTGAGGTAATGAAGCACCTAGGGCTTCCAAATGAGCTGATTCAAGATTACATATACATCAAGACTCACCTCGGGTGCAAGCTGGGCAACTTCGCAATCATGCGTTTTTCTGGTGAGGCCAGCACTTTCCTCTTCAACACGATGCCAAACATGAAATTCACATTCTTGCGGTACGACATTAGGGATATAGAGGCTATCTGCTTCGCAGGTGATGATATGTGTGCTTCAAGGAGCCTACGCATCAAGAACGAGCACGACCAATTCTTAAATAAACTTAGACTCAACGCTAAAGTGCAATTTGCCAATAAGCCTACATTCTGCGGATGGCACCTAAGTCCTGATGGAATTTTTAAGAAGCCACAGCTAGTGCACGAGAGTATATGTATGGCTAAAGAGAAGAATAACCTGGTCAATTGTATTGATAACTACGCAATTGAGGTGGCATACGCGT